AGAACCTATAGAACCGGTCCAACCTGTTGGACCTGTCCAACCAATTGGTCCTGTATAACCTGTCCAACCTGTAACACCTGTAGAACCTATAGAACCGGTCCAACCTGTTGGACCTGTCCAACCTATTGAACCAGTCCAACCGGTAGGACCCGTAAAACCGGTTGTTCCGAATGTACCAGTTCCGCCATTACCACTTGGGCCAGTTGGTCCAGTAATACCATTTGAAGTTGTTATATTGAAAACAGTTCCTTTTAACATTCTAAAAACCTTAGTATATAAATAAGTATGAATAAAATAAATTATTAATAAACTTAACCTTTATTCCGAAGAAAAAACTTAAGAGCTATGACCTTTTAATGAAATTTTTGACTAGCTATTTTATAAAAATAAATTGCCGGAGGGAAAGAAATGGGGGTTAAAGGAAGGAATAAAAAGGAAGGAATAAAAGGAAGGAATAAAAAGGGAGGGGTTAAAGGGGAACCGTAGGTTCCCCTTGCGTAATATAAAAAAGAACATTGTCCCTTTTTATATTATTATTGTGTCTTAATGGAAAACATTTTCTTTACCGCCTGTATTATTTCTCTCGTTTACCTTGTTTTCAAGTTTATGGAAATGCGATTTATCGATAAAGAAAGTAAACCTTTAAAGTTATTGATTCGAGATACTTTGTTAGTTTATACCAGCGTTATTTTAGGATTTTTTGTCTTGGAACAATTGAAACCGGTTTTAAGTGAAGTAGTAGAAGGTGGATCATCGCATCCACCTGCGGTTTTTGTAGACAATCCGAGTTTCTAGAGGGTGAACCTTGCAGGTTCTTCGCTTGCTTACACCCTTCCCCCCTCCTGCTCCCTTCGGGTAGAGGTATTTATGAAATTTTGTCACGAGATACCTTTTGTATTGGATAGTAAAAATGACAAAATAATACTTTACACTATTTTTTGTAAAAAATAGTATACCCGAATTTGTATTTTGTTAAGAATAATATTTAATTTATCAATTGACCACCCTCCCCGAAGAGAGCCGGAGGGGGGAAGGGTGTAAGCAAGCGAAGAACCCGCCGGGTTCCCCCTCTATCTCCCAGTCCATACTTTCACGACTGGTCGAATTACTTTCCGATTCTTCAAGTGTTGCTGATATTCATCAAAAGTATACCCCCAATTCATATACTGCGTAATATTTCCAAAAATCGATTTAATTTGCAACAATTGTTTGAAATGTTGACAAAAAAGCGTTCCCATTATTCTCTCCAAACAACAACGATCTGCTCTACAATGGACTTGACCAATCATATTAAAAAGATTATAATGATTTTGTAAATAGGAAAGGAATCGATAATTAATAAAACTCTGTACTCCAAAACATCCAATCCATTTTTTTTTATTCAACCCTAAAACTAGATCATCACTCATATTGATTTTTTTCCCGATGTCATAATTATTTCGAATGGAGGAAATAATACGATTGGTATTATGAATATTTTCCTTATCCGGCTCAAAATGCCATAAAGGAATCACGGGATTTCCGATTAATTTCTCAAAATTAACCCTTTTATGAAAGAAGACACTATCGTGTATAATGACTGCATTTTCAAAAAAATGGCGTTTATAGAAATAATAATAAGGTAATAACTCGCCTCTCCCAGGATGTTCACTTTGAATGACTTCCACGTTTTTATAAGGGTAATCCTCTTTTACTAAATTTTGATTACTATTATCATCGATAATGACAATTTTTTTAAAAGGATAAAATCTTCTTATACATCTTACACATTCATTCCAATACTTATTTGTTTTTTCTGAATTCACGTGTCTAGTAATAATAAAACCATAAGAAGATACCTTATAACTATTTATTAACGTATTATTATTTGTCATTGATATCGATTCTTGTTTATCTATTGTATATAACCAAGAATAAAATATAGTATAAAAAAATGAGTCAGAAAAAACTCTATGCGATTGGCATTTGATCGATGTTCAATATCTTACACTTTTTCAAAGGGACATCTTTTTTATGAATTTGAAAACGCTTAAACTCTTCTCTCTGAAGTTGAGCTTGAGGTGTATGATTATGAACACATCTGGCAATCATTTTATATAACTTAAAATCAGGATACCTCTCTTCACCATTATTTTTATACAATACATTGACACCCTTATCATCTAAACACCATTCAACAATCAGTCTTGTAATAGGAGAACAATTGGTTAGATCACCGATTTTTCCAAAATCCTCGACCACATAATCGAAAATGGAACACGCCAAACGACATAAATCAAAACTATAATTCGGCTCAATACGCGGTTTCTTCTCATTTAAATAAGGTTCGGTATTGTATTGTGTAGAAGCATCACCACCCTCTTCAAAACTATCACTACAGAAAATTTTTCCGTCGTAGTGATAAATACTTCTTCCAAAATCAATGATTTTAAAAATTCGACCAAAGGTAGGTACTTTATAATACTTTTCCTCGTAGAAATAATACAAGAATTTCTTCTCTGTTTCTACATACATAATATTATTGGTATGCAAATCATTATGTGTAAAAGAAAACACCTTTTGAAAAGTGATCAAGATCATTATTACCTGCATTAAAGCCGAAAACCATTCTTCCTCGGATAACTCCTCATCCAAAATCAGTTGATCTAATGTACTCAAACAGTTTTCCATACAAATGACTTGAACAGGAAATTCCGGAAGAGTGACGTGTATTTTTTCTTCCTCTTCAAAATCTTCGTCTTCGTCGTCATCTTCAAATTCATTGTCATAATCAGTAACCGTTTCAAAATCGTCATCATCCTCCTCACCTTCTTCTTCAGAATTGTATTCTCTTTCTTCTTCCGTGTCACGAATAGATTCATTACTTCCGAGTTCATCCTTATTTTCTACATTTTCTCTTTCTACATTTTCATTTTCTTTCTCTTCATCTTCTATTAAAACTGCTTCTTCTAAAATATCAACAAATGATTCTACACTTTCAGTATGTGATGTTCTTGAAGAACAGGTAGAGTGAGATTTAAGGGTCGTTGCTTTTTCATTAAAAACAGAAAAATCTACCTTGGAAAAATCATCCGTACATTCTACCATACATTCTTCTTTTGATTCTGTTGAATTCATAAGAGGCGGTGACTCTTCCAATAAATGTAAACCTAAATTTTCCACAGATAATTCGACCGTTGAATCAGTATCAATTAGAATTTTCGTTTTTTTCGATTGACTAACGTTGCCTTTCGATTCATCCTCTAATAAATGATCATAATTGTCAATTTTAAAAAGCACCTCTTTATTCTTGATAAAAAACTCCGATTGAACCAAGTACTCTAGATCATCAAAAACATTGATTTGATAATTCTTTTTAATTGCTAAAAAAGTCCCATAAAAATCAACACCGTGAACAAAATCATATTGATGAATCAAAAGACTGTTCAAATATAAGAAAAAACTATCAATATAAGCTAAATTATTTACATTTATTATTTTGGGCATTGTATTTTCTTCGGTAGAATTCCATTTAGGTAGAGTAAATAATCTTTTCTCTTGAATATTGTATTTTCCAATCAAGTACTTAAAGGGGTCCAATAAAGGCGCCAATTTAAAAAAAACTTCTTTGGTTGTCTTTTGAGAACTTTTTTTTTCATCTTCTTCCACTTTTTCTAAAACACAATCATAAATATTTTCATCTTTTTTTTCTTTCAAGGAAGAAAGATACCATTTATGGTTTAGGTTGATACTATTATAATTTTTTTCACTCAATTGAAAAAACCGTTGATAAAGAGGGATATAATTTTGTGTTTGGGAGAGAAACAAAGTATCCGGATTTTCTAAAGTTTGGAAAAGTTTTTGGTTTTTTCTTTTCTGATAATTCACCTTTTTCATTGATATTTACAAAATATATAAAAAAATAAGGGAACCAACTAAGGGGAACCTACGGTTCCCCTTAAACCCCTCCCTTTGACGAAACATTTGAGTCAAACCTTTGACTTAACATTTAAGGGAGGGTTTTAAGGGGAACCTACGGTTCCCCTTGTAGGTTCCCCTTATTCGTATTCTTAATCGTATCTTTTTTCTCTCCTGTTTACATAAATCTAAACCTAATTAAAAGAAAGAAATGACTTTAGAACTGAAAAAATTCGATATGAAAAACATTAGTTTCAAAGCGAATGAAGCCAAAGGCCCTGTTGTCGTCTTAATTGGTCGTCGTGATACCGGTAAGAGTTTTTTGGTTCGTGATCTCTTGTATTATCATCAGGATATTCCTTTAGGAACTGTCATATCCGGTACGGAGGAAGGTAACGGTTTTTATACAAAAATGGTTCCGAAGCTGTTTATTCACAATGAGTACAATACGGCGATTATCGAAAATATTCTGAAACGACAGCGCAGTGTCTTAAAACAAATAAAAAAGGAAATGGAGACCTATAAGCGATCCACCATCGATCCACGTGCTTTCGTCATTTTAGATGATTGTTTGTACGATGCAACGTGGACTCGTGACAAGATGATGCGACTCTTGTTTATGAATGGAAGACATTGGAAGATTATGTTAATCATTACTATGCAGTACCCATTGGGAGTACCCCCGACATTGCGTACCAACATTGATTACGTGTTCATTTTGCGTGAACCTTATATCGCCAATCGCAAACGTATTTACGACAACTACGCCGGTATGTTCCCCACCTTTGAATCCTTTTGCCAAGTAATGGATCAATGCACAGAGAACTACGAGTGCCTTGTGATCAATAACAATGCGAAGTCGAATAAATTACAAGACCAGGTTTTCTGGTACAAAGCCGAAGCCCACAATGATTTCCGACTTGGATCCAAGGAATTCTGGGAGCTGTCGAAAGGTATGAATAGCGACGACGAAGACGAAAAATATGACCCAGGAAGCGTGAAAAAACGCGGGCAAGGGCAAAAGATCAGTGTGAAAAAGACGTCGAAGTGGTAGGGTGAACCTACGGTTCCCCCTTACCCCCTCCCTTCAGGTGCTTCGCTTTTTAAAATTTAGAATCGACGAAGAATACCTTTCGGGTATAACTATTTTACAAAAAAATATAGGAAGCATTTATTTTTTTGTTAAAACTCGCGCGCCCAAAAGCTGAAGGCCGGAGGGATCTTAAGGAAACCGCGCAGGGGTTCCCTTAATCTTACTTCTCATCCTCATTTCTCTCCCAAAAGTATTTCATAATATCCTTTTTCAAACCGTCCGGAAATTCAGGTGTAGGAATCAAAAGGCCCTTTTCATCACGTGTAATGTGGACACTCGGTTGATAGCAATGTTCTATTAAAATCTTCCATCGCTCAGTGTATTGACGATTTTTCTTACTTCCGTGATAATAATGACGTATGAGACCAGGTACATATCCTAAACGCAAAGTACTGATTTTCTTTTGAAAATCTTGGACCGTTTTTTTATAATCCGCCGAGTTTTGCTTGTTCAAAGAAAGTTCGCCTTTTCCTAAGAGGGACATTAACATAATGAAATCACCTGATCCTAAAATACCTACTTCATATAATCCGCCGATTTTTTCATACGCTTTTCGTGTAATTGCCCACGCATAACCCGGATGCCAATAATCATTCCCAGATGATTTGTAACCCTGGCCTTTACAATATTGATACCCAGCACTACTACGTATAGATAACGTCTCTTCTTGATAATCCATATCTACACAATGACTGAAAAGTTGAACGATATCTTTCGATCCGTTCAATAGTTTCAAGGTATCTTGAGCCCACGTCAAACTCTCGAATTCGATATCTGCATCAATCCAAGCAAAAGCTTTGTAATAAGGGGGGAGCAAGTTTTTAACCCCTAAATTGATCATATTTTCTTTATGCCATAAAGGTGTTTCTGTTTGTAATTGCAAATGCCTGGGGTTTCCTTCTTCTGTAACGCGGAACAGTTGATCATTGTACGCCAATTCCACCACATACAAAAGAACATTCGGTTCTTGGTGTTCCATACGCTGAACGAATTCTTTCATCAAAATATATCGGATGGCATATAAACACGGATTGGAAATCACCAAAATCACGTGCAGAACATCTTCAATCGGTTCATTGTTTTCAATCGCCAATTTAATTTCATTCGGTTTATAAACAATATGATCTATTTCAATCCCATTGATAATCGTCATTGATGGTAAATATATATCTACTTTTAAAAAAAGTAGAACAAAAAACTAAATAAAATATTCCTTGCAAAATAAAATATTTTTTTTTTCAAAGAATAAACAAATTTCACTTTTCGTGAGGAGGGATCATAAGGGAACCTAGGTTCCCTTAACCCTTGGCGAAAGGCCCACTGATCAATTCACTCTGTCCATAATCCGTCTTACCAACCACAATATTTTCACCCTCGAAAAGTTCCGCGCGAATATCGGCCGCAGAAATCTCGTCGTTTTTATTATCACTTGTATTAAACGTAGAAGAATCCTCCGATAAATTATTGATTCCAACCAAATTTCCCTGTTCATCCATCGTCTGAGTCAAGACATTACCCGATTTCTCCGCCTTTTGAACATTCTCATCCATCGCCTTTTGTCTAGTCTCCTTCAAACGCTTCTCGAACTCCATTTTGGCATTCGTCTCATTCTTGGTCTTCTCGTGCATTAATTGATTCAATTCCTCCTCCATATATTCTACATTTCCGGTTTTATATGGCTCTGGATCCCAAGGAAGCCAGAGTCCAACCTCACCAACAAAAATATTATGATTCGGATCCAATTCACGTAACATCTTACAACGTAATTCGGCCTCCTCTTTAGTAGGATAACTTCCGCGCACTTTGAGTCCTCTTGTGGTCGTTTGAAAATGATGCTCGGCATTAAAATTCTTTTCAATCTCCTCCTCGTTTTGGTCCAAGAAATTCTTATAGTCGTCCTCAACACCCGACGCTTTCACAATATTCTCTTTTTCTTCATCGATAAAACCTTTAAAATCCTCCATTACATCGTCAAATCGCAACTTATATTTGTAAGAAAGAAAATTCAAAAACTGATGGAATTTCTCCATCGATTTGTTCATATCCCATTTCTTTAGGAATTGTTCAAAATAATACAATTCTTTTTGTTTTAGGATTTTTTCCGGAGAAACAAAAGAAACACAGCAGAATTTTTGTCCAGCAATAGGTTTATCTTCTTCCAAAAGATCGACATATTTAGGATTCGGATTTCCCTTGTTATCCGTTTTTTTCTCATACGATTGAGAGTTTTTAGAATTCGATTTCGTGTTGGTCATTTCCTTTTCTTTAGTTACAATGAATAAATTCTTTTAAGTATTTATCTACCATAATAATAATATTCACAGGGTTTTTCGATTTTTTTCTTTGGTTTTAGTATAAATGAACGGATTAGTTAACCTTAGTGAGTTAGTAAAAAGAATCATCAAATATTTAGTCGAAGGTTTAATGGTAGCCATCGCTGCCTTTGCCATCCCCAAGAGATCCTTGAATATTGAGGAAATCGTTCTGATTGCTCTTACCGCCGCCGCTACCTTCAGTATCCTTGATACCTATATTCCATCGATGGGAATGAGTGCACGCACAGGTACCGGATTTGGAATTGGCGCCAACCTAGTAAAATTTCCTGGGGGATTTTAATACCATAAATGGTAAGGTTTTTTTTAAAAAAATATAAAAATATATTTTCAGTAACAAATATTTTATACAATTATACCATTTTATAATTATATAAAAATAATCAAACATAAATAATAATGGATGATTTACAAAAGGAAAATTATTTTTTAATTCAAAAAATAAACCAATTAGAGAAAGAATTGAAGTCAAATCTACTTGGACCAATCAAGAAAAAAACAATGTTTTAGAAAAAAAGCAATCTGCTGAAAGTTTAGGTTATTTATATGAAATTTGGATTTATGATAAAAAGGGGAATAAATCCACTTCCACTTTTTAGAAAAAAGTGGAACAAAAATCTAAGCGACTTTTGTAAATAAAATTTTTTATCAACTTTTTACAAAATTGATAAAAAACATTCTAGATTTTTTCCCTTCGGGACCACTTTTTTCTAAAAAGTCACTTAGATTTTTTCCCTTCGGGACCACTTTTTCTTACTTCGTTGCAAAAAAGTGGATTAAAAAGTGGAAGGATTTCTTTCGAACATATTCCTCGCTATATCCTAATAAATCCGCCACTTCTCGATTCGATCTTATTTTATTAAATTCAAAATCATATTTCAATTGAAAAATACGTCGTTGGATCCAAGGCATTTGATGAATCCGTCGCCAAACCTCTTCCAACTCCTCCTTGGCCCATCGATTATCCAAAAAGATTTCTTGACTTTCTAAATCCTGTCTTTTTTCCAATTTCCAATCATCTTTACCTAAGAAGTGTGTTTCCAGTCGTTTTTTGTAAAGCACTCGTTTTCCGAGTAGTGCCTTTTTTTCAGCTAGCGTCTTGTTCGGATGCAACACCAGAAAGAAATCCTTTCGTTTAATGCGTTCCGATTTGGTAACAGCACAAAGAGGATGTAATTCCGTTAACCCCCTGCATAATTCACTATGTATCGTTAAAGAGATGAATTGATAAAATGGATAATCAGGATTGTATTTTTGAATCGCTTTATATAATCCCATTTGAGAATAGAGAGAAAGTTCTCCTACCGAAATATATTGGCATTTTCTTTGATGAAACCGTTTGAATTGGTAAGCTTTCCAATAAGCCATTGATTCGTATTTTTGGTATAAAACGTGGTTGATTTTTTGTCTCATAGATTCTGTCAATCCAGGATGATTCAATAATTTCTGAATAGAACTCATTTGGCCTTGTGATAATGGAACCAATGATACAAAATTCGTATAGGAATAGAGAGAAGATAAAAAGGAAAATAATGCAATGGTAAATAATCTAAAATAGTTCATTTACGATTCTATTTCATTATATAAGAATGATTTTTCTATTTTATTTTTATTTTTAATATTTTATTTTATCCTCCTTTTCGGCCCACATTTGAAAAGCCTTCATTGAATCTTGCCTCCGAATTTGTTCCATCGGTAAACTTCTCTCTTTCATCGGTTTTAAAACTTCCTCATAAATCAAAGAATCATCGAATCCTATTGCTTTGGCTTCTTCGCGAGTATTACCATAAACAATTCGTCCGATTCTTGCCCAATAACAAGCAGAGAGACACATAGGGCAAGGCTCGCAACTGGAATAAAGTGTATATCCGGTTAATTGAAAATCTTGAATGATTTGACAGGTATTTCTTATGGCAGAAATCTCCGCGTGTAAAGTGGGATCTTTATGAATTATGACCTGATTGGTTCCTTCTACAAATAATTTACCATTCGGAGATAAGAGAATAGCGCCAAAGGGTCCACCTCCTTGTAAAACATTTTTTTGAGCTAATTCATTGACTTTTTCCATATAAAAAAGATCCATTTCAATACATAAAATAAGACTAAATCTTTATGTATTTTTTTAGAACCACCTTTCTTTTTCTACGTATGCCTTTCCTTCTTTCCCACATTTTTCCTTATCTTCCCTACATAAATCAGCATAATCGTACGTTATGTAACCAGTTATGATATCTTTTCTACCAAATTTATGACATTTGGCGAGTGAAGGATCATAAAAAGTAAACAAACTCGGTTTATAGAAACGGCATTCTTTACAAACGGGTAAATCGCCGTTTTTGATAATGGAAGTAGGTAACTTTTTGTTAAACAAACGCAGAAAAAGAAGTAAAAGTTTGAACATTTTTATTGAAATGACTTGTCTTAACTTAACCTAACCTAATATGATTATGGAATTACCTTTATATAGATTTATTTTTTCTAGTTTTTTTCTTAAGTGATTTTTTACTTGGTTTGTATTTTCCTCCCTCTTTTGTTCCTTCTTCTTTCAAGATTCCCTGGTAAAATCGATTCTTAATCTGATTCGATAAAGGTAAATAAGGATACTTTGCCGGATCTTCTTTATGTTTTTCGTCAAACAAACGAGTTCTCTCTTCTGTTGCGACATCTTCCTTTTTAATAAGTCTTCCAATAATACTATTATAATAATCATCTGAACGTTTACTCAACTTTCGCCACTGTTTTAAATCATCCTCTCCATATAACCAACCATAATAAGCAGGATAATGACTAATTTCTAGATCATCACTACGTTTCAGCGATTTAAATATTTTTAAAGCTTGTTGAAATTCACCTTGGTTATAGTCATTTTTGATTTCCTTTATATTTTCAGGAGTCAATTTACTTGCCAACCCAAAATCGATAATGAGTACTTTGCCAGGAAGCCCTTTGTAAAACCCTTCATAATTCGGATTCACCAACAAATTCCCCCGATGAAAATCGTTTTGTGAATATCCCGTTTTCAAAGCCAAATTCAAAATCTGTAATTTCGCCATTTGTTCCGTCCATTCGTAGTAATCAATATCAGGTGGATCGAGTACTTTATTGTAAAAATCAAACAAAGGCAAATAACCAGTAGCAATTTCCATTCCAAGAACTCCCAACCACGAAAAATATTCTTCCTCAAATGATTTTTTCATTTTAGAAAGAGCACGAAAGGCAACAGGTTGATTTCTAGCTTTTTCCATCAATGTTTTGAAAAAATCGGTTATCTCCATTTCTTTTTTAAATACGTTTGCATAAACCGGTGCAGGACAAAGGGGTTCTAAATCATTCATTGTCTTGAAAAAAATATTCGTTTGAATATTGACTTCTTTTTGAAAAGTTGCTTCCGTATCAATTTGTTTAGACCTTCCATCTAAATAAGGCCATTCTTCTCCGGCTTCTTTTATTGGTCCCAACGCAACCAATTTGACTAAAAGTCTTTTGACTGGTTCTTGAAAATGTTGAGGTCCAAACATTTCATAAGGTGAGTCTATCTCTTTATTCAAAGTCAATTGCAAAATAATACCAAAACTACTTTGATCAGTTAGCAGTTTTACTTCGCTGTTTTGCAAAAAAGTATCAAAGGCTTTTTCAGAAGACATTTTCAATAAAATACCGCCTTTTTGTCTCTTTCTTTTTATTGTATTTCTTTTTATCGTTCTTTTTATAGTAGTTTTCATTTTATCAAAGAATATCTTATATTATCCTTTGATAAAAATTAAAAATAAACTTAAATAGTTGCAATGAATTCCCAATCCAACTCTTTACATATTTTCTTCCAAATTGAATCTTGTTCCACGATTTTATCGCGGTCTTTCAACATTGGAAAATGTGGTAAATAGTGCGACTCACCCAAAAGCTCGCACAGTTTGTAAGCAGTGTAATAATAGTTCAAGAAATTCACACGATCATCCGGGCAAAATTTCGAATAAGGTGCTTGTAATTCTACAAATAAGTTACATAAAGTTTCTTCTAATTCTTGTGACATAACCGGTGGTTTGATACCCAATTTATCTTTGATAAAGGGTATATGCTCATAATATTTGTTGTAACCCAACTTTTTGAGAATCTCCTTGGTTTTTATATTGGTAATTTGTTCCAATTGAATTCTCTCCTTTTTAATTTGTAGTTTGATATTTTCAATGACTTCCGGTGGTATTTGCGTTGTTTCTTTTCCCTGGAACTGAGCCAAAATCTCCTTGAAATGATTGATACGCTTATAAGCGTAAAAACAGATTTCTTTGGGTGGTTCTTTGTAAGAAGGCTTCTCATTTTCAATTAAATAAGGTATAGTACGCGAGCAAAGATGACATATTAGTAGTCCATCATCTTCCAATGGAATAAGCTCTCCTTTAAAACACACCTGGCAAATATCTGTGGGATAGACAAACAAATTCACGTCAATAAAAGATTCATCAATATTGTTTAGGTATTGTTGAACTAAATTGGTGATTCCCTTGTTTCCGGTTTGATAAAAAGAGGAAAACGATTTTTCTACTTCTTTTTCCTTTTCCTTTTCCTTTTCCTTTTCCTTTTCTTTTTGTTCAAAATTATCGAGAGTTTCTCTCTTGATTTTAAATATTTTTTCTATTGCCTTATTTTTGGTGGTCTGACTATGGTTACAAGATTCTTTTCCATTGGATATTTCTTTTTTATTTTCAAAATAATCAAAGATATATTTGGAATTATCTAGGAAGTATTCCTTTTTTTTATTTTTTAAATCTTTGATTTGTTGATTTATTTCATTGACTTCATCGATTTTATCCAATCTTTCTTCCAACGTAATATGCGGATTAAATAATTCCTTTTTTAAAGCTTCTCTTTTTTCTTTTAGTTTAGGTATTTCTTCCATTTCTTCTTTGTTAAATTCTGATAGAAATTCGCTATGTTTTCCATCGATTGTGATACTGTTTTTCTTAATAATTTTTATTTTTTTAAGATTCTTAGGTTTAAAAGTTGGCATCTTTAAAAAAGGATAGAGAGAAATTATAGATATTATAGATACTTTGGTTGTGTTTAATACCTAATAAGGGGAACCTAAGGTTCCCCTTAAACCCCTCCTCTCGAAACTAATTATAGTTTAATTACTGAGGAGGGGGGAAGGGGGAACCTAGGTTCCCCCTATAGGTTCCCCCTATGACGTTCCCTTTTCATTTCTTTTCTGTCTATCTTTAGTAAGAAGAGAACCTCTTAATGGAAACTCCTATTCGTATGGTTCAAGAAAATCCAAAAAAGGAGGAAGTAGATTCCATTCAATTTCAAAAAATGTTGCTTTTGTATAACGCTTTGAATGATGGTTGGACAATTAAAAAAAGAAAAGATTCTTATATTTTTGTGAAATCGCACGAAGGGAAAAAGGAAGTTTTATTGGACAGCTATTTAACCAAGTTTATGAAAACCAATTTGGACTTGTCCAAACTACTCAAATAAATTGTCGGTATGTATACTTTATATTTTTTAACCTGCATTTATGATAACAAAAACGTTTATAAATTGTTCAAACTCTAAAATATGCATTAAAAAGGGTAATTTTTATCATTCGAAAATTCTTCTATTTAAAAGTTAATTTCTTTAAATTTTTTTTCTTTAGTGATATTATAAAAAAAAAATGGGAGGTGGTTTAATGCAACTCGTCGCCTATGGCGCCCAAGACGTTTACCTTAAAAGCCTGTAGGGTAGAAAAACGTCGGGGAACATCGAAAAAATAAGATGTTCATAAAGCCCTTTGTGGATACTCTTTTTTATAAGAAAAGTACCACTGACGTTAATCAGGGATAATAACTATCAATATAGTTACTATGAAAAACCCTGGTGAGAAAATCAAATTGCTTGAAACCCCTAAAGCTTATTCTACTAAACCATTTTTGTGAGAAAATGGTGGCCAAGACAAAAAACTTGGGTATAGTAAAAATGAATAAGATGATACGAAATGATTACTCAGCTGAATTTAGTTGAGTGTCTTTTAATAGAAATGGGCAATGAGCATCCAAGCTTCTTTAAATTAAGAAATTTTTAACAATATAAAAAAATGCACACAATATTATAAAATAGTCAAAATATACAAAATATAAAATGACAATTGAAATAGTTGAAATAGTTGAAATAGGAGAAAAAATTTGTGATCAATGTTCACAAAATAAACCATTTGATAAATACAGAAAATACTGTGAAAATTCATATTCAAAAACGTGTAAAAAATGTTTGAATGAAATGGACAAGATAAGAAAAAAAAATCTTAGACAAAAAAAAGCAGAAACCTTTTTAGCAAAATGTGAAAAATGCAATGAAGAAAAAAAGTTAAAAGATTTTTCCAAACTTAAAAAGTTTTATAAAAAAAAGATTTGTCTTTCTTGTTATCCGGAGTTTTTAAAAGAACAAAAAATGGAATGGTGTAGAAAAGAACATAATTCAAATATGAATTATCGATTGAAAAAATCGCTCGCCTCCCGTTTAAGAACCGTTCTTGTTAAAAAAGATTCCACTATGAATTATATCGGTTGTAATATTCAATATTTAAGGGAATGGTTTGAATATAATTTCACCCCAGAAATGAACTGGGAAAATTATGGCTCTTATTGGTCTATTGATCATATTATACCTGTGTGCAAATTTAATTTGATTTTGGATGATGAAAAATGTAAATGCTGGAATTGGTCTAATTTAATGCCAGTAACAGTAAAATACAATTCATCTAAAAAAGAAATAGATATAAATCAAGTTGAAAATATTGTAAAAAAATTAGAAACGTTTAAAGAAGAAGGTTCAACGACTAAATGGTTTTCGGAAGAATTTATGTTAACGTTAGAAATGGCTCGACAGTTTAAAGCCAATATAAGTTCTTCTTAAGATATAGTCTAATCCTTATCGAGAGATAAGGTAGAGGAAATGTACAGGTAATCCTCAAATTACTTTCTGGAAAGTGACTTACCGCAGATATACTAACTTTGCTATTGAATCCATTGAACAAACCTTCAATGGCCAAGCTGATTTCGGACGTCGTGTCCAATGTGTGATCAGTCGTAACGGTGACTTAGCTTACCGTACCTATCTTCAGGTCACACTTCCTGAGATCAACCAACTTATGGGTGTTGGATCCTATGTTGCCGGACAAGGCACTGGAGTCTATGCCCGTTGGTTAGATTTCCCTGGTGAACAACTTGTTGCCCAAGTTGAAGTTGAAATTGGAGGTCAAAGAATTGATCGTCAATACGGTGACTGGATGCACATCTGGAACCAACTTACAATGACTTCTGAACAACAACGTGGATACTTCAAGATGGTTGGAAACACCACCCAACTTACCTTCATCACTGATCCTTCCTTCGCTGAAGTTGATGGACCTTGTGACTCTTTAGCCCCACGTCAAGTTTGTGCTCCTAGAAACGCTCTTCCTGAAACCACCCTTTACGTTCCACTTCAATTCTGGTTCTGTAACAACCCTGGACTTGCTCTTCCTTTAATCGCCTTAAAATCTGTAGGGCAGAAAAGTGTCACTCCTAAAATTAGTGAGTTCAATTTTAGAGAAAATAGTTTAGAGTCTCACAATGATTTTTTAAATCATACTCAGGCACTAGTCGCTTGTTGCTAAGGATGCATCAAGTGGCGACAAAACCAAATTGCGGGAAACTCCTAAAGACGTTTGCTACCAAACTTTATTGGAAACAATAAAGTGGCTGAGAATAGAACTCAGGTATGGTAAAAATGCAACGTATAAAGCAATCTTCTTTTTAAAAAAGGGAAGTTGTTAAGAAACCGTAGGTTTCTTAAAAAAAATGGACAATCCGCAGCCAAGCTCCTAAACTCATTATGATAAGAGTATGGAGAAGGTTCAACGACTAAATGGTTTTGGGTCATAGAAGTCTAATCAACTTCCATTATGGCTTAAGATATAGTCTAGACCCCAGCTATGTTTTCAGATAATAAGTTGAGTTATCTTGAAAATGCTGATAAATACCTCGAAAGAGGGGGTACAAGTGGTTCGTACAGTACCACGAAGTCAAATTCAACTTAGATATCCGTCCTCTTGGTGAGTGCTTATGGGCTGTTGGTTCCCTTGCCCCAGCCAATGGAGCCAATTCTCAAGTCACCACTGCCTACCAACAATCCCTTGTTGCTGCTTCCCTTTACATCGACTATATCTTCCTTGATACCGATGAACGCAGAAAGATGGCACAAAACCCTCACGAATACTTAATT